ATCTCGCGGGCCACCTGGATGCGGGACTTGCCGACAAGCCCGTTATCCGTGCGGTCCTTCAGGTGCAGGACTTCATCCTCCAGCAGCCGCGTGACCTTCCCCGTCAGCGGGTCGGCCACGTCATAGCGAACTCGCCCGCTCGGCAACTTCAGGACCGTGACGCTTTGCGGGTGGATCGGCTCCAGCGCCGTGACGTTGCCTGCCGCGTCGGACTGGATCTGGGCGTACCCGTTGCCCCACAACAGGACATGGGCCGTCAGTTGCTCCCGGAACTCCAGCGCGGTCTGACGTGCGTTGGGCGCATCGTGCAGCACGCTATACAACGGGTGATCCGATGCGCGCACGCGGTCGCCGTTCTCCTGCTGCCGATAGACCAGCAGCGGAAGCCCGCCGATGGTCTCTGCGATGGACTGCACGCAGCTAAAGACAGTGGAAATGGTCTCCGCATTGCCCGGACTCACGGGCAGCCCTGCCGTGGTGCCGCCAGGAATCAGCGCCGCCCAGCTCGGGTCGTTCTCTCGTTTCTCGATCTTCTTTGCCCAAGGCCAGCGCATCAGACGGTCTCCAGCCATGCGCGGCGCGGGTCGATCCAAAGCATGACAATGGGCCGACTGCGCAGCGAGACAGTGGTATCGGTGTACGCGGGGAAGCTCTGCACAATCGAAATCTCGTGCAGCTCGACTTCGTGCAGGGTGCGAAGCTCGCCTTCCCAGCTGTCCTTGATCGCGTGGAAGCCGAAGCTCACGCCGCCAAGGTCGCCGCGCTGCGCCAGCTCCCGCAGGTCACGCCCGATAGTGGTGTCGGGCAACTGCAACCGGAACTGGAGCCCTTGCGCGGTCTCCTCCAGCTGCAAAGTTCCCGACTTCGTCCGGCCTAGTACCTTGGCCGGGTCATGATCGCTCAGGGCCAGAATGTCCCTCGACTCGCTCAGGGTGCGGGTAAACGCACCCCTTGCGATCCGCTCCCGGAACTTGCCAATCCGGGTTTCGGATTCATAGGGAGCCGCCAACCCGACAAGCTGGCGACCCTCCAGACTGGCCGGAGCGAAGCGACGCTCCAGCGCGTCCATTACGAATCCTGCGCGACGACGAAGGCTTCCTCATGCCGCACGGCAACGTCGATGGTGCTGAAGGCACGCACCAGCACGCCGCCGCGACGGTAGGGAGCCTCGGCAAACGGATTCACCAGGATTTCCACCGCGCCCCACTGGCCCAGCAGGACCTGCGACCAGTCGCCCAGGATCGCCGTATCCACGGGGGCGGCATTGCTGGACGAGGCAGGCAGGTCGCCGATGCTGGAGGCAGTTGCGATGTAGCCGCTGCCAGCGGTCGGGGCCTTCAGGATCTTGCGCAGGGCCGTCAGCACCGCAGGCGAGGTGTACCAGCCGGTGGGGTTGACGTTGATCGCCGCCAGCATCTGCTCGATATCCAGCACGTCATCCCACGACGCCGGGAGCGCCGCAGTCTGGACGCCAGTGCGGCCAATCAGGCCCAGCGGCTGACCAGCGGTGCCGCTACCCGCGATGATGGCGCGGTCGATTTCAGCCGCGACGGCATAGCTAAGATCCTGCCGCACCAAATCCTCGATGGCCGGGGCCGACTGCTGGATCAGCTGGCGCGACATTTCGGTGATGCCGCCCACGTGATGCGGGGTCAGGGTCACGGCGTCGAACGTCATGTCCGACTCGCTCAGCGCCTGGCCCTCGGTCACCCAGCCAGCCGACAGGCCGCTGCCCCACTTGGGGATGCTCACATTGCCGACGAGGCCAGACAGCGTGCGCACGCCTAGATTTCGCACCAGCAGCGAATCACGCAGGGGTCCGATGTACTGGTCCGCGCGGTGATCGGTGCCCACAAGGTCAGCCGCCGACGTGGTCGTATTGGCGCGCTTCTCGAACGCAGCCAGCGGAACGAGGATGCCGCCGTTCTGCGCCTTGCCGTGGCGACGCTCCAGCTCTGCATGGATCTCGGCCTCAGCGCCGGTCAGGGTGCGGCCTTCCATGCCAGCACGCAGCACGGTCAGCAGCGAGACGCGGCTCTCCAGGTCGGCGAGGCTATCGCTACCCGTCACGACGGTGCCCGTTGCACGGCGCTCCGCATCGTCCAGGAACTGCGCTCGGGTTTCCTGCTGCTCCAGTTGCTCAATCTCGGCCTTCAGGCCGTCAAACTTGGCCGATTCATCGGCGGTCAGGCTGCGGTTCTCGGCACCAGCCAGAATCGCGCGGGCCTCGGCGGTCTTGTGGGCCTTGGCCTCACGGATGGACTTCAGGTTCATTCGTTTTCCTTTCTTTGTGCACAAAAAAAGCCCCTTTCGGGGCCGGTCTATTCCTCGCCGTTACTCAGGAACACGGCTCAGCTGCGCCGAATCCTGTATTCACTCGGTAGGGGTCCAGCAGTCGTTGCGCTGCACGCCTCCGGTATGCGTTGACCTGCGGGTCGCCTACGTCTGCATGCACGGCGGCAAACAGGCAGCAGGCGATCACCATGTCCGGCTCCGGCCCGCCGCTCTCGGCTTCGGGATCAAAGCCCAGGTAATGGCGGACCTCCGCGCTTGCGCTCTCCAGCGCCAGCTCGAAAGGTGCGTCCAGGTCGTTAGTCAGCTCGCGGACGTAGTCCTTGAACTGTTCAAGCGTTGCAATCGTCATGCGGCTTCCTTGTGGTCCTTGGGCAGATAGCGCGCCCATGCGTCGTGCAAGTCCTCGCGCCGGTATCCCTTTGGCGTAGCGAAGCCAATGCGGATCGTTCGCGGCTTGATGTCGTATTGCTTCAGCCGCCAGCTAAGCCCGCGTGCGTCCAGCGGCTTGCCTTTCAGGTCGTGCCACGGGGCATCGTCCATGTCGTGCAGGCGCGTCAGGATCTCCGCGGTGGTCAGCTGCTCGGCCTGCCCGAAGGCTTGGCGAAGGTCATGCAGCAGGCGGACTCCCAAACTGACCCCTCCCCCCTCCTTAGATTCCGCAACAAGCGCAACAGCCGCCGCACGGACAAGGGCGGGCCACTCGTCGCCGACTGCATCGGCAACCGCGACCAGCGGCTCCCACACGTCCGCGTCTCGGTCGTGGATGCCCTCGGGCAACTCGGGGAATTCGATGCTGTCGGAGACCGACAAGGCCCACCGCTCCAGGCGCTCCCGGATGCGTGCACCTTCGGGGCCATTCGTGCGCTGGCGGAAAGGCTCGACCTTCTCGTCTGGAGAGCGCCTACGCATGCGGACGATTACGGAGCGCGTCAGGATTGTGTCGGGCAGGCTGCCGATGCCTGCGAGAGCAACTGCGCAGTACGTCGGGAAGTCCTCCGCGACGATTTCCTTACCCCGCGCGACGCATCGGCCAGCAGATGCACCCCTGCGGTATCCGCTGTTCAGCAGCGCCCGCAATTCCTCGTTGCCCGGTGCCTTGCTGCCCCAGATGGTGTCCACCTCGTCAAACAGGACGGTGGGCAACGCATCCTCGTCTGCAATGCGGCGGATGAGGTATGCGGGGGTCGCAGACACCGCGAGTAGAGGATTGGGCACCAGCGCCTCGGTCACCTCCAGCGCGCGGGACTTGCCGCTGCCGGGTTCGGTGGACAGAAACGCGATGCGGGGCGTGGTGTCCCATGCCCCCATGAGGTGGGCGTGAGCGATCCAGGCGACATGCGCGATTCGGGCAAGGTCACTGGGGTACGCCACGAAGCGTCCGACGTAGTCGTAAACCTCGCGTAGCACCTCGGCACCATCCGGTCGCAGCTGCGCCATGACTTCACGTTCAAGCGCACTCATCGGCGACCCTCCGCCAGCGTGGTGCGGGCGCTGCCGATGCGTTCCTCTGCCTTGACCAGTCGGCAGTAGTCCTCCCACTCCAGCGGCTCATCCCTGAGTATCTTTGCTGCCGCAAGCTGGACAATCGCAGCCTCCAGCGCCAACGTTTCCAGCGCGGACGCCCAGCCCACCTCACGGATCGCGCGGCGCTGTAGCCTCCGCTGCTCCGGGGTGTCCGGCCAGTGACGCGGCGGGAACAGGTCCGCCCAAGTAATGCCTACTGCCGCAATGACCTCGTCGGCCTTACAACCTCCGAAGCAATGCACCAGCACACGGCCATCGGCTTCAGCGATGGAGACCTTGCGGGAAGTCCCGCCGCACGCAGGACACCGTGAACGCCACCCCTTGCCGGACTTCTGGACACCGTCCAGGCGATCCAATAGGATGCGTGCACTTACCTCGCCGTAAGTACCCTCAGCGCCTCGACCCTGCCAGGTCGGGGCGTTGCTCGTTTCGGTCGTCATGCAGCCTCCTTCATCTTTCGCTCGATGAAGGCGACCAGCTCGGACGCAGGCACTAGCGTTCGTGCGCCGACCTTGAACACCCGGATTTCTCCGGAAGCGATCAGCTCATAGAACGTGGATCGCCCGACGCCAATCTGGGCGCATGCGTCGGGGACGGTATATGCCATTCGGCCTGTGTGATCTGCCATCGTTACCTCGTTCGCAGTCGTGCAAATGAAAAAGGCCCGCTTGCGCGGGCCTCGGTTACCGGCATGAGCCGGATACAGAAAAGGCCCGCCGTGTCATGGGCGAGCCTTCGTGTAGTTGCCACGGATTACGCGCCGTGGCCCGCGATCAGCGCGCCAGCGGGAGCTACCGCCGCTGGGTGGAACCGCGCTCGAAT